ACAAACAGATTCTCTATTGTCCTTGCATGTCGACAATCAGGTAAGTCAATTAGCTCTGTTGCGTATATTCTTTGGTATGCGTGCTTTCATCCCGAACAAACAATTGCTGTTCTTGCAAACAAGGGTGCGACAGCTCGAGAAATGCTTGCGCGGGTTACTCTCATGCTTGAGAACTTACCGTTCTTTCTGCAGCCTGGATGTAAGGCACTAAACAAGGGTTCGATTGAGTTTAGTAACAACAGTCGTATCATCGCAGCTGCTACATCTGGCTCTTCAATTCGTGGTATGTCCGTCAACCTACTATATCTCGATGAGTTTGCGTTCGTTGAGCGAGCTGCTGAATTCTACACATCAACATACCCTGTAATTTCATCTGGTAAGAGCACAAAAGTAATTATTACATCGACAGCCAATGGTCTCGGCAATACATTCCATAAGATCTGGGAAGGTGCTGTTCAAGAAACAAATGAGTTCAAATCATTTCGTGTTGATTGGTGGGATGTTCCTGGTAGGGATGAGGCTTGGAAGCAACAGACAATTGCTAATACAAGTCAGTTACAATTCGACCAAGAATTTGGAAACACATTCTTTGGAACGGGTGACACTCTAATTGATGCGAACACTCTTATGGAATTAAGAGCAGAGGCACCGATAGAAATGCTAGAGAGCAACTGTGTAAAAGTGTATAAACAACCCGTCAAAAATCATGACTATGTTATCACTGTCGACGTTAGCAAGGGTCGTGGGCAGGATTATTCTACGTTTAACGTGATCGACATTAGCACTCGTCCTTTCGAACAGGTTGCTGTATATCGCAACAATACTATCTCTCCGCTTCTGTTCCCTGACATTATCTATAAGTTTGCAAATGTCTACAATCAGGCTTATGTAATTATTGAATCTAATGATCAGGGGTCGCTAGTAACCAATGGCCTGTATCACGATCTTGAATATGAGAACATGCATGTAGAGTCTGCTATTAAAGCAAATGCCCTTGGTGTGGAAATGAATAAGAAGGTCAAGCGTATTGGTTGTTCAGGATTCAAAGACCTGTTGGAGAACCGAAGACTTAAGATTGTCGATGACCAAACAATTATTGAAATATCAACGTTTGTTGCTAAGGGACAGAGCTTTGAGGCGTCGGATGGAAACCACGATGACTTGGTTATGAACCTTGTTATGTTTGGTTATTTTGTTACGGGAAATTATTTTGCAGACATGACGGACATCAATCTCAAAGAATATATGTTCAAACAAAAGATGAGAGAGATTGAAGAGGATATTGTTCCTTTTGGTCACATTGATGATGGGTCTGAGTATGAAGAAGAAAGACAATCTAGAGAACAGCTCGCCCAATGGGGAATTTACCGTGACGGGGACGAAAATTGGTAACTTATAAATAATAAGAATTGACAACAATCGTATCATGAAAAGCTTATCATTTAACTCAAAAAAGGAAGAGAGTCATGGCAATTTTTACACCGTCTGAGTCTCCAGCTATTATAACCAAAGAGATTGACCTAAGCGGGGTTGTACCTAACGTACAATCTACTACAGGTGCGATTGTTGGTAACTTCCGTTGGGGACCTGTAGAACAAGTCGTTGACGTAGCCAATGAAACAGAATTAGCTACTAAATTCGGCAACCCAGATACATCAACTGCTGTATCGTTTCATGAGGCTGCATATTTCTTGCGGTACTCTGGTAGTCTTAAAGTAATTCGTGTAGCAACCGATTCTGCTGTAAACGCTGCTGTTGGTGACAGCGATAGTATTAGCATTACAGCTCCCACAATCAATAACGATACAGACTGGGACAACACAAAAGCAACACATGCTAGCAGTAATCTAACATTCATTGCAAGTTATCCTGGTGAGCTAGGTAACGGCATCACAGTTTCAATTTGTCCTCCTAACAGCAGCGCCTTCAATGGTTGGAGCTATAGGACAAATTTCGACGCCGCTCCAGGCACATCGACTTATGCTGCGGATCGTAGCGCTACGTTGGACGAAGTCCACGTTGCAATCGTTGATTCTGACGGCACTCTATCTGGTACAGCAGGTACTGTACTAGAAACGTATCCATTTGTATCGGTAAACACAGACGCTAAAAATGCTGATGGTTCTACTAACTATGCGTTAGATGTAATCAACAATGCTTCCGAGTATGTCCGTATGGCTTCTTGGCCAGCTGCTCATTGGGGTGCAAATGCTGGTGCTGCTGTTTCGGCAGGCGCGCAGATATCTGCTACTACAGTGCAAGATCTATCACTTCACAGTGGTTTAAATTCTGGTGCCCTAACAACCACCGAGTACTTAACAGGCTTCGACTACGTTGAAGATGTTGATACAGTTCAGGTAGACTTTTTAATTGCTCCAGGTTTAAGTTCTGCAGCTGATCAGGCTACTGTTGTAAACGATCTTGTGACGACCGCTCAATCTACTAGAAAAGATTGTATTGTTGTTGCTTCACCATGTCGCTCAGATGTGGTTGGTACTTCAACACCGGTTACGGACACAACTGCTGGACTAGCAGCTTCACCATTTACTCGCTCCTCATACCTCGTAGTTGATAACAACTACTTGAAGGTGTATGACAAGTATAATGATGAGTACATCTTTATTCCTGCTGCTTCGTCGACTGCCGGTATTATGGCTGCTTCTGATCTTAATTCCGCTCCATGGTTCTCACCAGCTGGCCAGCGGCGTGGCAACTATCTAGGTGTCACAGGTCTATCATATACACCAACCAAGAGTCAGCGTGATACTCTATACAAGGCAGGTGTCAATCCAATTGCTAACCTACCTGGCCAAGGTATCTTGTTGTTTGGTGACAAAACTCACCTAGCCCGTCCTTCAGCATTCGATCGTATCAACGTTCGTCGTCTGTTCCTCGTTGTTGAGAGAGCAATTGCTCTTGCTGCTCGTAACGTCATGTTTGAGTTCAACGATGAGTTTACGCGTGCTGAGTTTGTCAACATTGTCGAACCATTCCTAAGAGAAATCAAAGGTCGTCGTGGTATTACAGACTTCCGTGTCGTTTGTGACGAAACAAATAACACGGCCGCTGTTATCGACAGAAATGAATTCATTGCTAATGTCTTTATTAAACCAGCCCGTTCCATCAACTTTGTTACATTGAACTTTGTTGCTGTTAGAACTGGTGTTGAGTTTAGTGAAGTTGTTGGCACTGTTTAAACTAGCGTCAAAGGAGAAATAAAATGGCTGTTCTAGGCGTAGATGATTTTAAAGCCAAACTACGAGGTGGTGGCGCTAGACCAAATCTGTTTAAAGCGACACTTAACTTCCCAGCATACGCTGGTGGCGATGTTGAATTGACATCGTTCATGTGTAAGGCTGCTCAACTTCCAGCTTCGGTGATGGAAACAATTGCTGTACCATTCCGTGGTCGTGCATTGCAAATCGCTGGTGACCGTCCTGCTTTCGAGCCATGGACTGTTACGATTATCAATGACACTGACTTCAACGTCCGTAATGCTATGGAGCGTTGGATGAATGGTATCAATGGTCACTCATCGAATACTGGTCTGACTAACCCAACCGACTATCAAGCCGATATGCTTGTCGATCAGCTTGATCGTGACGGCGAAGTTCTAAAGCGTTATACATTCAGAGGGACATTCCCAACGAATGTTACTGCAATCGAATTGAGCTATGACACGACTGGTGCAATCGAGGAATTCCAAGTTGAATTCCAGGTTCAATACTGGGAGTCGAATACTACATCTTAATGTAGTAATAGATATAAAGGAAGGGGACTTCGGTCCCCTATCCCGCATGTTTAACTAGGATAATATATGGCTGACAATAGCATCTTTAAATTATTTGGCTTTGAGATCCGGAGAGCCGGAAGGCGTACTGGTGACCAAAAGCAATTGCCTTCTATTGTTCCGCCCACAGATGATGATGGAGCTGGATATGTAACGGCGTCTGGTGCGCACTTTGGTCAAGTGTTGAACATGGATGATGATACTGCAAAGGATAATCATTCTCTTGTTCAGAAGTATCGCGGTGTTTCGATGCACCCGGAAGTCGATATGGCTATTGAAGAGATTACAAACGAAAGTATCTCTATTTCAGATACTGAGCGTTGTGTTGCTATCAATCTTGATGAGGTAGAAACAACCGCCAGCATTAAGAAACAAATACAAGAAGAGTTTGATGGTGTATATGATATGCTCAGTTTTGGTGAGCAAGCTCATGATATCTTCCGTAGATGGTATATTGATGGAAGATTATACCATCACTTAGTTGTTAACGAATCCAACCTAAAGGCTGGTATCCAAGAAATTAGACCGATTGACGCTGCTAAGATTCGTAAGGTCAAGCAGATCAAGAAAAAGAAAGATCCTATTACTAATGCCACAATTGTGGAAAACGTAGAGGAGTTCTTCATTTATCAGGATAAACCTGGCCAGGCTAATTCTGGTGTCAAGATGTCTCTTGATTCAGTTAGTTATGTTACATCTGGTTTGTTGGATGAAAGTCGTAAGAAAGTAGTTTCTTACCTGCACAAAGCATTGAAGCCTATTAATCAGCTTCGTATGCTAGAAGACTCTCTTGTGATCTATAGATTGTCGAGAGCACCGGAAAGACGTATCTTCTATATTGACGTCGGTAACCTACCAAAGGGTAAGGCCGAAGAGTATATGAAGAACATCATGACAAAGTATCGTAATAAACTTGTCTATGATGCGTCTACAGGGGAAATGAAAGATGATCGTAAGCACATGTCGATGCTTGAAGATTTCTGGCTCCCACGTCGTGAAGGTGGTAGAGGTACAGAGATCTCAACTCTGCCTGGTGGTGAAAACTTAGGTCAGATTGATGACATTGTTTATTTCCAAAAGAAACTATACAGAGCGCTCAATGTTCCTGTCAATCGACTAGAACAGGAAGCGCAGTTTTCTCTTGGTCGTTCTACAGAAATTAGCAGAGACGAAGTTAAGTTCCAACGGTTTGTTGATAGACTTCGTCGTCGGTTCTCTAAATTGTTCCTCGATATTGTCAAGAAGCAGTTGATGCTCAAAGGTATTATTACCGAGGAGGATTGGGATGTTTGGAAGAGTGATATCAACGTTGATTACATTCAGGATAATCACTTTACAGAACTAAAAGAGACAGAGATTCTACGTGAGCGTCTACAAACACTAGACCAGGCTCAACAATATATTGGTGACCTATTGTCTAAGGCATGGGTCTACAAAAACATCTTGCATTTGGATGACAAAGAAGTTGAAGAGATGCAGGCTGAGATTGAGGAAGAAGGCCCGAAAGAGGATGAAATGGATCAACAACCAGGCGGACAACCTGATCAGGAAACTGATAGTGATCAACCGCCACCCCAGGAACAACCACCACAAGGCCGAGTCCCAACACGTTCCCCCACCGAAGGTGTACAAAAGTAATGGAGATATACAATGAGCACTGAAGATCTAATCGATAACATTATGAAGCAAGACTTTGCTAAAGCTGGTCCTATGTTTACAGAGTTGCTGCAAGACAAATTGTCTGGCGCACTTGATGCGGAGAAGGCTAGATTGGCAGACCAAATTTATAACGGTGTCACGCCAGAAGAGGAGTCCGAAGAGGACGACATTGAAATGAGTGACGAAGATATGGAGACTGCAGATGAGTCTGAAGAAGATGAAGTATCGGAAGAGGATGAAGATGAAGCCTCTGATGATGACGAAGAATAATAAAAGATAAGTCAAAACTAATATTATTATAAATAATAATTAGGCCAAAAAAATGGCATTTTATTTAAAGGTAACAACATGAAGCTAATTGCTGAATATGTCGATCAAGGAATTGAGCTGATCACCGAAGCCAAAGAGGACGGTGGGAAGAACTATTTCATTGAAGGCATCTTTGCTCAGGCGGAACAAAAGAACCGCAACGGACGCATCTATCCCAAGATGGTGATGGAGCGTGCTGTGGACAAGTATGTTACCGAACAGGTTAAAAAGGGTAGAGCAGTTGGTGAACTAAACCATCCCGATGGTCCAACTGTTAACCTTGATAAAGTATCTCACAAGATCGAAGCTCTTGATTGGAAGGGAAACGATATTGTAGGTAAAGCACGTATCCTGGATACACCGAATGGACAGATTGTAAAAGGTCTGCTTGATGGTGGTGTCCAGCTAGGCGTGTCAACTCGTGGTATGGGTAGCCTCGATCGCCGGGGTGATGCAATGTACGTCAAAGACGACTTTATTCTTAATACGGTTGATATCGTACAAGATCCATCTGCACCAACAGCCTTTGTTAATGGAATTATGGAAGGTGTTGAGTGGGTCTGGAATAATGGCATCATCGAAGCTCGAGAAATTGAACAAATGGAGACTGAAATTAAAAAGGCTCCACGGAAGGACCTCTATGAGGTTCAGGTTCGTGAGTTTAAGAATTTCCTCTCGTTGCTTAAATCTAAACAATAAGGAGTCATCATGTCTGAAAAAGCATTAGATCAGGATGTTGAGCTCAATGACGACAACGAAGTTGTGGAAGCTCACGATCCAAAGAATGCCGAGAAACAATCTGTAGATTCTGTTTCTAGCGCAGAAAAAGCTGGTCCTACTGCCAAAGCTCGCAAGGGCGACAAGAAGAACAGCGAACCAATGCCAAAGACTAAGGCTGGTATGATTAACGCCGCTTACACCAAGATGGCCGGTATGAAAAAGGAAGACCTTGCTGCCGCCCTATCTAAATTTATGGGTGAAGACGTTGAGATCACAGAAGACGACGAGCAAATCGTTGAGAAAACTGTTGATATTAAACTCGACTTCTCTGAGGACCTAAGCGCGTTGGTTGAATCTGAGGCTACTCTTTCCGAAGAGTTCAAAGCCAAAACAGCCGTTATTTTTGAAGCTGCGGTCAAAGCCAAACTAACTCAAGAGATTGATCGTCTAGAAGAGCAGTATGCTGAAGAGCTACAAAGCGAAATCAAGACGACTAAAGAAGATCTCGTTGAGAAGGTTGACAGCTACCTCAACTATGTGGTCGAGCAATGGATGGAAGAGAACAAACTCGCTATCCAAACTGGTCTACGTACAGAGATTGCCGAAACGTTCATGACCAAGTTGAAAGACTTGTTCACCGAGTCGTACATCGAAGTACCTGAGTCCAAGGTTGACCTAGTTGACGAACTCAGCCAAGCAAATGAAGAGCTCGAAGAGCAATTCAATACAGCCATGGCTAAGAGCCTAGAACTTGCCGAACAACTAGAGACATACAAGCGTGAGTCGATCATTCGTGAACACTCTCGTGATCTAGCTGAGACGCAAGTCGAGAAGCTAAAATCTCTCGCTGAAGATATCGATTTTGAAGATGACGAAACCTTTGCTGCTAAAGTAAAGACCATCAAAGAGTCGTACTTCACGAAGAAATCTGAGACAGTTTCGGAAGAAGTAACTGGTGCTGAAGAAGGCGACGCCGCTGAAGCTCCTGCTACAGACGCCATGTCTCGTTACCTATCTGCAATTCGTAAAACATCCAAATAAGGAGTCACAAGATGCAAACTTATGACCAACTAGTTGAGAAGTGGGCTCCAGTTCTCAATGAAGAAACCGCTGGCAAGATTAGCGACCAGCATCGTAAATCGGTTACTGCCGTTCTACTAGAAAACACTGAGAAAGCTCTACAAGAAGAGCGCGCTCAGATGAGCTTCCTTTCGGAAGCTCCTGCCACTTCTGTTGGCAACAGCTCTGTCAGCAACTGGGATCCAGTTTTGATCTCGCTTGTTCGTCGTGCTGCTCCTAACATGATGGCTTATGACGTCTGCGGCGTTCAGCCAATGACAGGTCCTACCGGCTTGATCTTTGCCATGAAGGCTCGTTACGGCGATGGCAAGACCAGCTCGACAGAAGCTCTCTTCAATGAAGCTGATACGACCAAAGCTGGTGATTCGGCTGGTTCGCAAGGCGCCGATCCATCGGGTCTAGTCGGTCTAACCGATTCGAACAGCGACAGCTCGATCGACAACGATCGTACAGGTCCTA